CCTTTAGTTTGAATCCAAAAGATCCCCAGCCAGCTGGATCTCTAGACTTTAGTACTATGAACCATTCCAAAACCATGATAGTAGGTAATATAAAGGAGGATGTAATATTTAATCAATTAAGTTCCGAAAGTCCTTTACAACTCCATTTATATTATATAGGATATCTGGTTATGGTATATGAAAATGACCACTGTGGTTTAGTTTTTGCTTAAAAGTTTTTCTTTGTTTTCGACAAAATATTTAATAATATTATTCTTGATACACCACCTTATAAAATTCAATTGCGCCACGGTTGTCTGGATGTAAATGTCTGTATTGGGTACATGGAAGTCTATCTTTTCTGTTCTACAAAACGGATCGAAAAGCTTCTTACTATACCCATCCAGACTTGACTTATAGGCGCAGTGGACGGTAAAATTCTTCCCATCATTCGTATTATAGCTAAGATTAGTTTTCTTTGAGTAATTGGTTATAAACCACTCCAAGTTTCTCAAAGAAATCCCGTTGCGCTTCTCGAGGATGTCACGGAGATGCTCCGAGTTATCATCCTTCTCGAAGAATGTTTCGATTGACTTTAGAAGAATTTCGGACCGACTCATTAGTTACTTTACTAAGGTTACATATCTATAAGTAACTTTTGTTGCGAAGGTACCTTCTTGACACCATCGCACGCTGGACAGCCCTTCATGTATAGGGGTGGCAAGGTGTGGGTGTGTTCAACCGCTGGTCTACAAATCATATCGAGATTTGAGTTACTTCTTGAAAATATTTTGTCTTTCTTCTGATCCTGATGCCAGCGACAATAACCACCAAATCGCCCTTTTAATTTACATCTTTGATTTCCCGTACGCATACCCAGACATAGACCGTCACCCCTCGAACCCGACGGCGATTCTGGTATGATCAAATTGTCTATGTTTCCAAGATCTTGTAGTAATAATCTCATAGGGATATCATATCTCTTCGAAACATATTCGATGTATTTATTCATTTTTTGATTGAGTTGTTTTGTTATTTCTTCATCTACGAGTGCAAACATACGGGCGACCGTAGTCTCTGAAATACCCATGATGTTCTACTTAGTATTATTAGTATTTTTCTGTTTATACTTGTTGAAAAGGTTGGCGATATCCCCGTTCTTCTTGGTGCTTTTACGGGGCTTTTTGGTCGACTTGATAAGTTCCCCGAATATTGATTCCTTGGGGTTCTCCACCAGAGGTTCCAAGAGATCGCAAATTGGGTTCATGAACTTGTTTGTGAAGTAGTAGTCATAATCCAACGGTAACGCGTGCCTTTCAGCCCACTTGGGATCCTCTGCCTTGTCACCCTGCGTCTTGCTCCCATCAGTCTTGACCAGTACATATTGCACTCGGTCACCAGATTGAGGCTCCGACCCAGGCTCTCGCTCTCGCATCTTATCACGGACCCTGACGTGGGCAAGGTTATTATTCTTGTAACTATCCGCCAACTTCTGACTTAAGATTAACTTATCCATATCAACCTTACCATCGAGAAGTTCCTTGGCCTTTTCTTGAGCTAGCTTTTTGGCTGGCTCTGGGTCGTTACTATCCAGAATCATATCCAATATGTCCTTACTAACCTCCCTGACATACTTGATATTATCTCTACGAACCAGTTGTAGGCCCTTTACGTCTATATAGTCCATGTTCATGTTCCCCTGACGATCCTGGGTCCACATCTTGGCAGCATAACGCTTCTTCGAGTATAGAATGTACGGCCAATACACCTTTTCAAGTTCTAAATTCTTAGGCTTCTTGAAAAGTTCGTTGCATTTCTGAGCTGCAATTTCACCGAGTTTCCAGCTGTACTCAATAGCCTCTATACCAGTTCGATTTCCAACATCAAACTCAACCATGACTGAATCGGTGTCTCCATACCGCACAATGGCACCCTCGAATTCGCGCTCAACCAGCTCCTTGGTCTGCTCAATCATGTGGCGCCCCTCTCGAGTGACAGTTGCAGCGATCGCAACACACGGGAGCATGCCCTTTCCAGCACCAGTGAAACCATACACAGAATTCATGCTGATCTTATAGGCCAATTGCTTTCCATTGTACACCTGCTTCATCTGCCCAGTAGATTTGGCCATATCCTTCTTTGCCTGCTTTCGGAAAGCCTTAAGCTCGGCGAGAATTCCAGGAATCAGACTCTCTACATCCTGAGCGAATTTGTACGTCTTACCCTCAATCTCAAACCTCTCATATGTTACACCTGGAATGTTGTCATACTTTGGGTCGAGTACCAAAGTGGAATAACAGAGGTTGTGAGCCATCATAATAGAAGGGTACAGACCCTCAAAATCTAGGGCGGTGATTGGCTTGTAGTGAGCACCCACGTGAGCTTCTAAAACAGTGGCACCCTCATACTGCTCAGGAGGAATAGAACCGTATCTGATAGTAGGAACCATATAACCCTTACTACGAGCCGCGCGGGTCACCTGACTAAATACTTTGATCTGCTGCCCCCTCTCGGCTAGGTAATTGATGGGAACCCAGGTCGCCTTAGCCATCTCCAAAAGGTTCAAAAGGGTACATAACTTATCCATAAGCCTATGAGGGAGGATAGTATCCTTGATACAATACTCAGCAACCTCGGCGAGTTTATCGGGATTCTCCTCCCTATAACGCACGAACATCTCCTTTGGTGGCATATCGATCTTATTATCCCCCAAAAATACAGAGGACACGTGGTTAAGACTATAACTATCAAGCTTCTGCTCGCGCTTCACCTCGTGAAAAAGATCAAAGATAAATCGACCACTCATGGGAAGCATCTTCAACAAGTTATCACCCAGAGCACTCGATGAAAGCTTCTTAACCAGGAGATCAGTCTTTTCATTCTTAATTCTGCCCAACTGAAGAAATTCATCAGAACACCCAGTGATAACTGACCGAGTGAAAATATACTCTAAATCGAAACCAAATATATTCCACCCAGTTATGATATCAATGTCATTACGCACAATATAATCCTTGATACCCATGAGAAGATCACGCTCCGTTTCAAAACTCACAACATTACACCCCTCCAGATTATCGGATGTCTGCTTGTAACAAAGGCACGTCTTATCATATATTTCATCATCACCTTGCAGTCTGAGAGTGAAAGCAGCCTGAAACACACAGTCTTCGGGGATATTAGCGTCTGGGAACTTACCAGTTGAACTGTATGTCTCAATATCGAAGGATGCGACAACAAACGGTGCAACATCATCTCTGTCAACTGGCTTCAATGTTGTCCAGTTATTACAAAATAGATCGATATCACACTTGGTAAGATTAGCCCTCACACATGAGTCACCAGAATCTAACCAACCAGTGGACTTGATATTGGTCCTATGCATGAATCGAAGCACTGGATCAAGGTTAGCCTCGTAGACCTTCAAGGGTTTAGTATCCTCCTTGGACAGAGGTTTGTATAGCTTGCTATTGCAAATTCGCATAGCTTTCAAAGTTGAAAAGTTTAGCTTCATAAAAGCGGACTTTTCATTATTCTGAAAGCCCCAAAGATCCTTCGCCTTGACAAGCTGATAGGTCTCCACGCACCCAGAACAGGCATTATTGATCTTAGAATAAATATTACGGACTGCGCTACCATCCGCGGTCTTGGGTAATTTCACGAAGAAATACGGTTTAAAAGCAGATGTTACACATACGGACTGTCCTTCGTCAGTCCTACCAAAAATGCGTATAAGATGTTCACCTTCAACGTCCTCGCTCGTCCAGTTGAGGGCCTGAAAGAGAACCATGATCACTTGTGTATTAATCGGCTAATTTTTTTAATATATTTACATAGTAAACATGTCTGGAGCACTTATAGATCTCGTGTCGAAGGGAGTTCAGGACGCCCATATCACAGGCAGTCCCCAGGTGTCCTACTTCCGCCAGAACTTCAAGCGCCATACGAACTTCTCGTTCAGACCTTACCAACTTAACTATATTGGTGAATTCAAAGGGAATAATGAGGTGTCTATCAAGATACCCATTAAAGGTGATTTACTTAGTTATGTATGGATTGAGGGGGAAAATATAAACGTACCATACAGCGACTTCAGCGGCATCTCTAATACCAACTCTTTATCGGCTGAAAATGATAACCCAACGCAATTCGATCTTTATATAGGTGGTCAGTTGGTTGACCGCCAAGACTCACTTTTCAAATCTATAGTTTGGCCTGGTGCTGGATATGCCGAAACTGGTGTGAAAGCTGACATGTCACACAGTGTTGTCGAATCTAATAATGATACAAAATTA